AGGTCGACAAGCTGACGGATGCCGTTGGCAAATTGATTCTGTTTGAGGAACGTCAGGCTAACCAAGGTGCTCGCATTGGCGCAGTTGAAGCACAACTCAGCGTTCATGACGATGGGCTGCACCGGGTTGACCGCAAGATTGACCAGTGGGTCAATAGAGGCATGGGCGTCTGGGCTGCGGCTGCTGTTGTTTTTGCGCTTGTCCAGTTCTGGAAAAAATGACACCTCACTTCAGCCTAGAAGAATTCACCGCCAGCGACACTGCGGCTAGGCTGGGTATTGACAATCGCTTGCCAGATGAACTGCGCGAAAACGCACTGAAAACGCTGGAAATGATGGAGCGTATTCGGTTCCACATTGATGCGCCCATCACAATCACATCAGGATACCGCTGCAAGGCCTTGAATGGCGTCATAGGCTCCAAACCGGGGTCTGACCATACATTGGCCTTGGCTGTTGACTTCAAGGCTCCAAAGGCCGGTACGCCATTCCAGATTGCTGCAAGCCTTGCGCCTGTCATCAAGATCATTGGCATTGGGCAGTTGATCCTTGAGTTTGGCACTTGGGTTCATGTTAGCACCCGCACTCCAGACAAGGTGATCAACCGTATCATCACGATTGACAAAGATGGAACGAGGGCAGGCATATGGCAATAGACCCCATCAGCATTTTGCTTGGCATTGGCTCCAAGGTCATCGACCGGCTGTGGCCTGATCCTGCCCAACGTGACGCTGCCAAGCTGGAGTTGCTCAAGATGCAACAGTCTGGTGATCTGGCGCAGTTGACGGCTGAAACCAGTTTGATGGTGGAACAGATCAAGGTAAACGCTGCTGAAGCTCAGAACCCAAGTCTGTTCGTGTCTGGCTGGCGTCCAGGCGTTGGCTGGGTCTGTGTCGCCGCCTGCGGTTGGAACTGGATTGGCTTGCCTGTTGCTAAGGTAATAGCTGTTATCTTAGGTCATCCAATTGATTTAGCCCCGGCAGACCTCACTGAGATGCTGCCGATTTTGATGGGTATGCTTGGGCTGGGTGGCCTCCGCACCATTGAAAAACTACAGGGCCGTGCTTCTAAGTAACTTCATGGCATCCCGCAGGTCTTGACGTAACTGCTCAAGCGCCTCCTGCTGGGCCTGTAGCCGTAGGTAGGCGTCCAGGGCGAATTTGTCCAGCGTCTGACGCTCCCAGGCTGCAAAGTTCGGTAGATCGTTCAATTTGATTCCTTATCCATTCGGGGCCGCCAAGTTTAATCAACTTGATGCGCTGAGTCTGGGTTAGCTTGATGCTGTAAAACACGTTCAACGGTTCGCCGGGTCGCTTTGCGCTCATGGTTTCTTTCGTGGCAACGGCGACCAATGCGTCCAAAACTGCGTCCCCGGCGTGTGTTCGTAGTGTCCCATCGTTGCCACACCTGACCTGCCAAGCAGTAGGATTTTCACATTGGTCGGTGTGCTTGCGTCAATCGGTATCCAGTAGTAGTCGTTTGACACCACTGTCGTGCGGGTGCTGTCCAGACGGAACTTGATCTCGCGCTCAATGCGCTCAAACTCATCGTCTTCAGTGATCATGTGTTGCGCTCCTTCAAATGATCAGCCACTGCCCGAATAACGCCTCTGCCCAATTCGCCTTGACCTAACTCTTCCGTCCAAAATTCTAAGTCTTCATCCGTCAGTCCTACCCACTCACGCTTGGGTGCATTGCAGATTTCGCACTGCTCACCCCGCAGCCAGCCATGACCGCACCGCCAGCCATTTTTTCGCCATTCATCTTCGCTCCAATAGGCTTCATCTTCAGTCATGTGTTGCGCTCCTAATTCCAATCGCAAAACTCAGCCACGCCAGTTCAATCCACCAGTCCTCTTCGACATTGATAGCAACGGCAGGCCACAGAAAGATGGCGGTGCTGCTGGTCTTGGTGTAGATCATGTGTTGCGCTCCTTCAATACCTGTTGAGCTACGTACATCCCGGCGTGAAATGCCAGCTTCATTTGTGAAGCAATCGGGGCAGACTCTCGGTTTACATCTTCATCCGTCAGACCCTGCCACTCACGCTTGGGTGCATTGCAGATTTCGCACTGCTCACCGCGCAACCAACCATGACCACACCTCCAGTTATTTTTGCGCCATTGATCTTCGCTCCAATAGGCTTTGTCTTCATCCATTGTTGCGCTCCTTCAGTTTGGCTTCAATGGCAATACGAAGGTCATGCAAATTGCCCCTTCTCGCAATCACAGCAATTTCATCAATTTGATCATCCGTCAGTCCCTGCCACTTGCGCTGTTGCGGGGCTTTACCTGTCACCGTATTTGGATACGCAAGATCGCGCAGTACATCCGCTCTGTGCATCCCTAGATAGCGCACCCCTAAGTGCCCACTATTTATCTTTTCCTGCACCCACTCTGTTTTGTCCAACCACTCACCAAAAGCTAATTTGTAGTCAAACTCCTGTTCTGGCTGTGCTGCGGGTGGGGTGGTGAAATACTCAACCCGATCAAACCCGCCAGCGTCCATGCAGTCGCAGCTTGTTGGATGCACTTGCTCATACGCATGACCGCAACCATTACAACGATAGAACACCACCGGCTCCTGCACAGGTGCAGCTTGTGCTGCGGGTGGGGTGGTGTAGAGCAATTCAACCCCATGCCCCTGATAAGCCAAATCTTCCCAGTCAATTTCATGGTGGAAATATAGGTCACCATCAATGACGCAAGCCACCGGTTCTGGCTGTGGTTTAGGTGGATAGTTGTTGCTGCTGCAAGCCACACATTCGTAAAGTACGGCGGCTTTACACTCGGGGCAGGTAGGCCCCTGCTCTGGCTGCTCCAGCGCGGCTTTCAGGGCGGTGATGGCTGGCCCAATGATTTCTGGCCTGCGGTTGCCAGTGCTTGCGTACTCCAACGCCTCCAGCGCCTGCTGCGCGGCTTGTCTTAGGTCAGTCATCACATCCCCTCGTCGGCCAGTGCCTCGGCCAAGAATAAAAGAAACATAGAGCGTTCATCTTCAGTGCTTTCCGAATAGATGTCTTCTTTTTCAATTACAAAACGGCAGTATGGGATTTCGTAATCTTCACAGTCTCCCGTCAATGCAACATCTCGCAGCGCCGTGCTGATCGGGCCGTACTGCAAGTGCTTGTCATGGGGGTGGATGCGGTAGGCGACTTCACCGAATTCTGATTGCACATAGGTAAGGCTCACCGCTGGATACCATTTCCCGATGAGGGTTTGCCATCCAATCCTCGCCCCACGGGCGGCAGCGTGCAGTAGTCGGCTCATGTGTTTACCCTTGCTCTGATGGCTTTGGCTGCGCGTGTGCCGTAGATGCTCACACCCGTAAAAATATGCACGTCGCAGATTGTTTTCTCTGCCAATTTCGCACATTCCTCACGCTCATGCTCGGCAACAAGGGCGGCAAAGGCTTCAAGCTGATATGCAGCGTGTACTACCCCTTCAGAATCAGCAAACCCAGCCTTTTGCGCCAGCTTGATGATGTCGTCTTTGGTCATTTCAAAATCTCCCTCTCAAGTATTTCAGTGGCAGCGGTCAACTGCTCATATAGGTAGTCAGGCAAAGATATTTTGCTTACCAAACTTGCACTCTCCAGTGCCGACAGTAGGCGTAGGATTTTCAGCAGCTCTTGTTTAGTCATGTCAAGTACCCCACTAAAAAAGCAAACGCCGCCAGCGAGATCGTGGTGATCGCTACCGCAATGGTTAGTGCAAGCCAGTCGGGTTTGTAGAGGTCTTCGATCTCGTCGTCTTTGATTTCGTCGTTCATGCTTCCCTCGCTTTCAGCATGGCGTCTGCCATTTGGTAGGCCAGTCGGGAAATGTCGCTATCGGTTAAAGGATCAGGGCCATCACTTCCGTCAGGCTCTGTTACGTGGTCAGGACAAGCATAAATACCCTGCATCGCCTTCGCCGCAAAGTAATCGCGGAGGGTCATGCCTGTGTATTCGTGCTGTTCAAATGCGGCACTCGGAAACGCTGGGCCTCCTGTGTTTGTTGTCATGTCCGATTCCCCCGGCTCGGCAAGCTGAAAGCCACAAGGCTACCGGCCCGTGGCACCTGTGCGGTGTAGTCACCGTCACCCGTTTTGTAGTGGCCGCGCTGCCACAGGTTGTTCTCTGCTGCCTTGACCTCGCCAGCCAGCTTCTCGCGCTCAACGTATGCACCCATGATTTCCTTGGTTTTTCGATTTAACTCAAGGCTGGCGCTTTGCACAATGTGGCTTGGTGCGCTATTTTTGATAATTGGCGTCAGCTTCATGATCAGAAGGGCACGTCGCCATCATCATCTTTTGGCAAGCCCTGGTACTCTTTCGGCTTGGGGTCATTGAGATATGCCCAGCCATCCCAGCCGCCCTCCTTCAGTGGGATAACGTCCAGTTTGAGCATATCGCCGCGCTGTCCCTGGATGATTGACCCAATGCGCTGATAACGGTTCTTCTTCTCGCCTTGGCCGTTGGTGTATTGGCCGACGATGCACGTGATTTCTTTGATGATTGCCATGATTTCTTTCAGTAGGTGTGTTGTTTGCTGATTTCTTGGATAACCTGGTCGTAGTAGACCCTGGCCGCTTCGACTTTGACTTTGATCTTGTCTTCTAGTGTTGCATCCCTTTCATATGGAACAATGGTTACGCGCAGTTCTCGATTGATGTGATCAACCTGGTGCAGTGATTTATTCTCCCAGCCAATCAGATCCGCAGGAGTGCTGACCAGGCAGTAAGCAATGTCTGCCCGTGGCTTGTCCCACAGCATCATGTAAGCGCGCAGCTGCCATTCGTAACCCTTGTCTTCGCCCTGGTCAGCTAGGACGGGGAAGGTGGTCAGACACCAGCTGCTCTTAATGTCAATAATCCTGTCATCCGCCACAATGTCAGCCTCGCCGGTGATCCAGGCGTTGTGTCGGCGCTCAGTGTTTTTGCTGTGGCTGGTAAGGTGGACAGCGTTGTATAGGTCAATTGATTCGTCTTCAA